AGTATTTCTTCTGTTAATCTATATGTAAGTATTATTTCTAAATCACCACCTTGATACTTATATGTTTTAGCTTCCATAGTAAAGCGAAATAAAAAACTAAATAGATCTACTTCTATTAAACTACCTAATTCAGGTACAGTATCAAATTCTAACCACATAGCATTTATAGTTTCTAGTAATTTATCTTGTACATCATCTGATGGTTGTTGTCCTAGTATTTCAGTTGAGATCTTTATCTTCATATATTTTTAGTTTATCGTTAGCTTCTCTTTTTTCTTGTATCGCTCTATCTCTTTGCAATTTATATTGTAATACAGCTTTAAGTGCTAGATCTCTATCACGTTTTAATTCTATAATATGCCATTGTATATCTAAAAAGGATTCTATCATACTTTTAAGCTCTTTATTATTATTAGCTTTTTTATTCCATTTGTTAAGTAGTTCTAATATTATAGAAATATTATGATCGCACTCAAACTCTTTTATTGCATCTAGCTTTTTATAAGCATCTATTAAATCCTGATTCATTGTTTATATAACTTGCTTGTGATTCTTCTAATAAATATACATCTTTTTGTTTTTTCTTTTTAGTCCATAAAGTTGTATCTGGACAATTTAGTTGTTCTAGTTCTGGTAACTGTAAATTATCTAACCAAAATATATACATACCTTTTGGATCAAATACTAAATATAATTTCGTAAGCTCTTTATCCATCTCCATTAATTTATCATATTTAAACTTTTCCAATAATTTTGTTTCATAATATTTATCCCTAAACTTCATTTCAATCACACACTCTTTATTTTTTCTTGTATATCCTCTAGCGTCATAATGCTTAAACTCTCCGCCACTCCAAGTTAAATTCCAGTTATCTAGATTTAATATTTGCACTACTGTTTGTTCCCATTTATGTACTTGTTGTATATCCATTTTTGTAAATAACATTTAGCTCATCTACAAACTCTTGTATTCTTCCTATAATATGTTCACCTCTACAGGTACATAAACTTTCGTAAGGATGATTGAAATACTTAGCGTGTAGTGTTTCGATTAATTTTAATTCGTGTTTTGCTATTGTGTTATTTTTTACGCCTTTGAATTTTGACCACTCATTGTAGTCGTGTTGATTCATTTGTATCATCTTTTTATTTGTATTTTATTCCAGTCGTTTTTTCTTTTGTCACAACCACAGTCTTTATAACCAAATAGTTTTGCTATAGCTGTAGCTATTTTTTTACCATAACCAAAAGTAATTATGTTAATTATTTTTTCTGCTAGATCCCCTAGTCCAATCGAATTTCTCATATTGCTTTTTTATAAAACTTTTTACTTTTAAATAAGTGTTTCTTAAAGATACATAACTTATATTAGTTTCTCTTTGTAACTCTGATATTTTCTTACCACCTGATAGTAATTCAAATATTGTAATATCATACCAGGTTAGTTTTTCTCTATATTCATCTGTAAATTCTTCTAGCTTATCAAATAATAAATCTTCATCTATAGTAGATTTTATTCCATACTTAGCTAGAGCTGCACTTAAATCAAAGTTTTCACTATCACTAGTAACTATTAATTCTTTACGTTTATTGTTGTGTTGTTTTAATCTTAAACAAGAATGAAATATTATTTTATAACAGTAAAAATAATTTATATCATTATCGCCATATGTAAGATCTTTACCTTGTTTAGTTAAGTGATCTATTTTTAAATACATTTCGGATACGATGTCATCGCAGTCGTCAGCACAGCAGTTGAAAGATTTACATATCCTCAACCAATCTTTATGCTTTCTATATGCTATTTCAAGAATCACCGTTTGTTATTAAATGTAGTAAATTTTTATTATTTATACTAAAACCTACATTGTTTGCAATAGATCTAAACTCTATAGGGTTGTCTAATGGTGTTGGTCTACCACCACTATCTATCTCTTTTATTTTTATTACAGCTAAATATGTATTAGTCCATAACTCTGGATGATTTGTGTATCTGTGTAATATTAAAAAGTTGTCAGATTTATTTAAGAACTTACCTCCACCTTCAGCTGATCCAGCACTTGGTGGTTGTATATATCCTTCAAACTTATGTCCGCTAGCGTGTTTATGTCTTAAAGCTTCTGTAACTGCGTGTGTTATTAAAAATATTGAACATTTATTTTTTCTGGTAAATAACCTATAATCACCCATTATAGCATAATCGTATTCGTGTCCACCATACACTTTCATAAGTTCTTTATCTCTTACAAGTGAATTATATGGATCTATAACTATAGCGTGATAATTAAATGTTTTCTTTATTTCTTCTGCGTTTCTTAATAGTTCACTAGATGTATATACTTGATCTATGTCTATATATCTAAAGTGTTCGTGTATCCATTTAATTTTTTGTTTCCATACATTATCTGGTATTTTATTAAATGGTAACCCTACTAAAAATTCACATAACTTTTTTGTTATACTGCTAGGTTCATTCTCTGAACTATATATTAAGTATTTTAAATTATACTTAACAGCATATAATAAAAGTAAATAAAGTAGTGTAGTTGTTTTTCCTGTTGATGCGTGTCCGAGTACTACATTAAAAGATGAGAATTTAAATCTCCAGTACTCATCGATCTCTGGTACACCAAGTCGTAGACCTTCTTTAATTTTACCATTTCTGATATCATTAAGCCTATCGACTTGCGACCTTAGAGATACTGTATTAGAATGGTAGTCCATCATCGTCATTAGAGTTTCGATCTGGACTGTGTTGTTTGCTTGTTACTTCTCTATAGCTATTATCTTCTAATTTGCTATAAACTTTATCGTTCTTTGAAACCATAGTAACAAACTTTAAGAATCCTTCGTTTTCTTTTATATGTTTTTGTACCGTAGGATCTTCTAACATAAGTTTAAACTTTTCTACATTTAAACTATTCTTAGAAACTATATATGGTTTACTTCCCTTGTAAGTATATAACCCATTAATAAAAACTGTATCAGCCATTGTTTTTTGGTTTAGATGTTAATAGATTATAATAAGCTATTGTTACTTGTCCTATAGAACTTAGTAATTCGCTTTGAGCTTGCGCTCTTTTTTCTGTGTCTTGGAACTTTAATGTTTTTTGCCAAGCATCGCTAGTAACAGTTTCATAACCTAACTTAGCTGCAACTGATAATGCTATACTTTGTTGCTGTGTTAATGTAGGTGTTTCTGTACTAGTTGTTGTAGTTTGTTCGTTTTCTACTTTTTTCATTTGTTTACCGTTTTGAATTATTTTCTTATTTACCATTCTTTCGTTTAAAAGGTATGATACTTCATCACCTTTTGCAAATGGGTACGGTTTGCTAGATGGATAATTAAATACTGGTATATCACCATTTTTTAGAGATACTTTATATTCTCTCATTTCTGTTCCATCTTTACCAGACCAAGTTTTACCTTCTTCGATCCAGTCAATAGTTGATTGTCTAGTTTGATTTTCTGCTAAACTCATTGCGTGTTTATTAAATTAAATTTATCTGCGTATGCTAAAAGTTCTTCTAGCTTTTTTGTTTTTTGTTTTTCCTTAGATAACTCTTTTTCTAGAGATTCTATTCTTAGTCTTTGCCATTTTAACTGGTCATTCACAAAGCCATTAGCCTGTGTTTTTATTATTTCTAAGTCGTTTTGTGTGTACATAACTTTATAATTGTTTCTTCAAAGTTATCAAATTTTTTTTATAAAACAAATATTTTTCTTCTAATTCGTAATTTTCTATTTTAATTGTTTGTCTAGATAACTGCATAAGCTCATCAGCTGTACCTTTACCAAACATTTCATCTATACGTTTACCATATGTATATTGATTACCAGAAAGCCAATTATTGCAATAAGCACATTGCGGAAATACATTACGCTCATCATATCTAGTTACTAAAAATCTTCTTGATACAAAGTGACCAGCGTGTATCTGACCACTATTCCATATGTGTTTTTTACCACAGGTTATGCAAGTACAATAACCATATTTATCTGCGTGCTTTCTTCTAACATACTCACTAAAGATCCTATCAATCTTTTTTATTAATTTTTGACGCATATAATAAATATACTATAAAAAAAATAAACAGTATTAAATTAAATATATAAATAAACATTACTATATTGTATTGTACTATATAGTATAATATTATATTGTAATATACTATATTGTATTAAAGTTTTTGTATTTTTTCAAAAGATCTTCCACCAAAATAAGCTCCTATTATAAGAAGTAATATTTGGTTAATAGCACCTAGTTCATATTTAAAAAAGAAACCTGCTGTATATACTACTGTAAAGAATACTAAGGTTAATGGTCTTACGTTTTTGCTAAGCCACGAATCTGACATAGCATCAGCTTCCCATCTACGAGTTACCGAATCCATCTCTTGTAACTCAATTTCAAGCATTTTTAAGGCAGTTTCTTTGTCTGGTTGAGGTAAGGCATCATCTTTTAAAATTAAGTTCTTTAAAACGCCTAAAACACCTTTATCAGGAATCGTTTCCGCTAGACCTTGAAATACCCCTGACTTCCCCAGTAGAAATTGACCCAGTTTCGTTTCTTTGAACTTTTTTCTTTCTTTGCTCATTCTTTATTTTTTTAGGTTCTTTATATAATATTAAACCTTGATCCGTAGTATTCTGATATACTAAACCTCTATTTAAACCTTCTACATAACTACAATGTACCCAGTTAGGTGATTCGTCACCGAACTCCCATATTAATACATCAAACTTTAAATTATCTTTTATGTAGTTAAATATATCTTTGTTAGATACATCAGTACCATCGTTATCTAGATCTATAGCTTGTCCTGTAATGTGTTTGCTATGTGCTGTTCCACCTACTAAACTATTTAACCTTTCACACCTATACATACTAGATACATATATTGGTTTTTTAAAGTGATCTCTTATAGGTTGAAATATTTTTTCAGCAGTTAGTTTTAGGTTGTCTAGTGTAATACCGCTAGGTGTATTATCTATGTGTCTGCGTTTTGCAGTTTCAGATCTACACGCTTCTGCTAATGTTAAATTTTGTGATAGTTTCATCCTATATAGTTTTTAACGTACCACTTAAAGAATTGCGTTGCCCAAAATAATGTTAAAAATACCCATACTACCGAGTAAATCATATAAGGTACTTGCACCCAAAATGCATCTTTAATACCTTCCCATATTTTATTTAAAATGTTTTTCATAATGTTTTATTTATAAAGTTACTATTTTTTTAATAACTGCAATATTTTGATCACAGTATAAACCAACGTTGCTATTATTAGAAGTCCTTGTAGAGCTTCATTAATTTCTGCTATTGTTATTATGTAAACTGCTACTCCTAATATTGTTGGTTCAAATCCATTCATTTTAATTTATTTTAAATGCCATATATATAAATGTTTGTCCGCTATCGTTTACTCTTAAACTTGCTCCTACAGTAAATCC